TTCATTGCTGCGTCTCTATCGTAATAAGATTGTTTTGGAGTGTCATAAATTCTTGCTCTTGCCCCAAAACAAATAATTTCGTAATACTCTTCGTAAATTGAACTATCAACCGTTGTTGAAGCCCTAGTTGGAGCTACTGCTACACGCATAGTTAATGCTCTTGCAATGGTTTCTTTTGGTGCAGGAACTAAAATAACTTCGGTGGGTATTTCTCTAGTTAGATAAACTGGGCCACCTTGTAAATCTCTCCAATCGGAACGGCGGTATATTCTAGTTATCTCTTCAACACTTTTAGGAATTAACAATACATCGTTGTACCAAGCTTCTACGATATCTACAAATTTTGTACCATTGTCTACACCAATCTCATAGTTGCTAACACCTGCTATGCCCGTAATTGGGTCTAAATCGGTCTGTAAAAAACGAGTACGCTCACAAAACTCAATGCAAGATTGTTTAATTGCATTTAAAGCAACAAAGTCTGCTACGTCTGGGCAGTACTGCATAACGTCTGGCAAAAATACTTCGTATGAAACAGTGGTCATGAGCCTGCTCCCGGTGAACCAACAGGTCTAGGGTTTTGTATTGAAAGATTTGGGTTTGCCTGACTTTCGCCATTAGCTTTACTACTAAGAGTAGTTGAAAATGCACTCCAATAACCTTGTGCCAATGCAACCCCCTGTGAGTATTCTGCATTTTTAGAGTAAGCTCGGTACATAATGTAGTCAATCAACGCAGTTTGGTAAATGTCGTTAAGACCGATTTGACTTGTTTCTGAACTTAAATCAGTTGGTACTTGTGAATAGTTGTATTGGATATAACCGTTGCCGTCATTAGGTGGATACACCCAAAAAGCTGTTTGATCTTGTATATCAAATACGTAATTTTTAACTACAGATTTAGGTGTTTCACTATGCCAATTTTGATTGTATGAATCAATAACTTCTCTAGAGGCTAAACGAATTACAGGCCCCGGGGTTGTACCTGTTGTACCCATATTACGATACAAGCCAAGTAGCAACCATCCATCAGTAGCTATAGACTGCCTTGTACCTGCATTTAATTTTTTTACTGCGGTTACATTATTTGCACTGGGCAACATAACAACAATTTGACGTTGACCATCATTTAAGTACCCAAGAAGTTCAGTGCGAGGCCATTTAATATTGTTTTGGTCTACAAGCAAACGAGCTACTTTATTAATAATGGTTGAGGCTAAGATAGTCATTTAGTAGCCTCTGTTTTAACAACACTAATCAAAGTATTAAAAGACGCAAGATATCCGCTCGCTAAAGCCTGTCCCGGAGCATATTCAGCATCTTTGAGGCAAGCCTTGTAAAGCATGTAATCAAGTAACGCTGGTGCGTATATATCAAGTACTGTAATAAGTGCTGACTCTGTAGCCATTACAGTAGGAACTTTTGAATACACAACTTCAATTTTGTAACCTGAACTATCAGCTGGCGGGTATATCCAAAAAGTATTTTTTAGCATTGCGGAATAGCAATATGCTGTCGCTATAGCAGTTGGTGTCTCGCTTGCCCAACTAGGATTATTTTGTGTTAACTCCTCTATAGGTACTAGCTGCAATACACGCCCTGAAACTAATCCAGTTGCACCCATATTCCTATTTGCTCTTAGTAATATCCAACCATCAGCGGGAATAGATTGCCTCACTCCAGCAATAGTAGTTACTTGGGCAATAGTTGCCGTTGTATCAGGTGCTGCAAGTGATAATATTTTTTGGGCATCGTTTGCCCATTCAAGTAACTCCGCACGAGTCCACCGTACAGCAGTCATGTCATTTAATTGGATTAAAGCTTTATCAATGAGCGAGCCTGCAGTAAGTGTTCCCATATATTAGGCTGTTACATCCAAAGCAGCCTTAACTGCGGTCAATGTAGAACCCGCCCACATACCTTGTTGAACCAAAACATCTAAATTTGCATCGGTTTTATTTGCGTCATATGCGTTCATAGCTGCGGCTAAAGTTGGACTAAAACCAGCTTGAACTAAATTATCAACGTTATTAGAGTTAGTGTCTTCTGCAATTACTTGTACTGCTTGCACGTTTGATAAACCTGCGGAAACTAAGTCATCTATTACGGCCATGCTTATCTCCTAAAATTTAGAAGATGGGGGTGTTACCCCCCATCCGTATTATCCTGCAACTGTCAAGAGAGCTAAACCAACTGGGTTTGTTACTTGGTATCCATAGATGTTTAATCCACGAATTAAAGTACCGAAATCGTTAGGGTTTTGCAATGACTCAACTTTAGCAATTTGTGAAGCAAAGCTAATTGCAGACTTATGACCAGCCATAATTGCGTGACGCTTGACTGCGTTAGTGCTGTTTGTTGAAGAGTTATAGCCGTTAGCAGCAGTGTTCCAAGTCTTACCAGCAGCACCACGAGGTACTAAGTTAGAAACATAGACTGTGAAGCGATCAATAGAACCAATCTTACCGTTACGGAGGATAGAAGAACCATCACCCATAAACTGAGCTTGTGCAAGGTTAGATTGCATTAACAACTGACGCTCTGTTGGAGTGATAATCAAGAAACGATCTGTCTCAGGCACGTTTGCTTCGTCTAATACAGAAGACAATGCAGTGATGTTTGAGAGGATGTTAGATGCAGTTAAAGTAATTGCAGCAGTATCAGAACCTAAGTTATAACCACCAGAAATTGCACCAGCAGTAGTACCTAAGTTGCTTGAAGAACCTTGGTTAAATGTACCTGAAATAACATCTTGGTCAATCTGAATCTTCATCTGCATAGAAGCATCGTTTGTGAAGATATCCATTAATTTAGGCTTAGACTGATACTCAAGAACGTTGTTAACGTTAACACCAAAGTACTTACCCTTGTTGATAGTCAATGTAAGGGTAGAAGGTGTCGGTACGTCATAGTTTAAAGACTGACCAATACTATAGTTATAAATATTGATAGTTGGGATTGTATTGATAATAACTGTGTCACCAATACCTGAAATGTCGCCTTGCCAATCAGTGTTAGCAATTTCGCCAAATACTGTAGCTGCGTAGAATTTTTGTGCTAATTTACCAGACCATAATGCAGGAATAAAAGTTCCTGAATATGCTGTTCCGGAATAAGCTGCTTGTCCTGCTGGTGAATTAAATCCACCTGAGTTAATCGGGTAGGTTGCTGCTGCGGTTATTGTAGTCATAGTGGTTTCTCCTAAAAAATGACATTTAAAAAAGTCACCACTATGTTGTTAAACTAGCTATCTGCTAATTCTGCCCTCCATAGCGGCTCGGTTTATTTCTTGCTCCATTTGTGCTATCTCCTCGGTTGATAACCTGCCCTTTATTGCGTCATCGTAAAACTGTGATACTTCTGCGGATGACCAAATTTTTGCGTTTACATCATTGCTTACAGGCGTGTTAGCAGCTCTAGAGCGTGTCGGTGCTACTTGACTCTTAAGGTTTGGTTTTGGACTAACTTGTTGCGGTGCTAACGTGGATTTGTAGGCTTGGAAAATAGCTGCTGTGCGATTAACATCAAACGCTTCTGCGGCACTATTTAACGCTGCTTGCCTTGCTACTCCGTACACTGGGTCTATTTCATTTAACCAAGCTAAAAAATTAGAATCGGTATTTAATGCTTCCCAATCACTAACCTTCTGACTTAGCCCCATTAACCAGCGATCTCTATCAGACATCCCTTGGCGTTCGGATACATTTCCTAATTGGCTTTGCAACTCACTAACTTGTCTTTCAAGCTTGGACTTTTCAGCCTGTAACGGTGCTAACTTCGCACTCGTAGCTCGATCAATCAAATCAATTAAATCTGAACCAAATGCTTCTTTGTCTTGCTCAGTTATCTGAGGTACATCACGCTGAACTTGTTGTTCGACAAATTGGTTTTCTAGCTGTGCCTTCTCAGTATTTAACTGATTTAATTGCGCTTTCATCTCACGCAAATCGGCATGGAGCCTTGGAACCTCTGCATCAAACTTACCTTTTAAACTGTGGAATTTTTGTTCCCATGTTTCTTCTGGTACAGGTTTTGCGGTTTCTACCTCGTTTAAGGTGGATACTTGCGCTTGCGGTTCATCTGGGGTTTCGTCTTGCGGTACATCTGGTTGTGGTACTGATTCACCACTTAACTCTGCCATCAAACGATCTGCTTCTTCAGCCTGCTGCTGAACTGCGTTAGGTAATGCCATCTCAATTTTCTCCTTCGCTCCGACTAGGCTCTGTGCTCCGACTTTACGGTCAGCACTACACGTTACGGTAAGCTACTTGTTTAAGTTACTAACTTGCGTTAGTGGTTATGTTTCATAAATTTTGCTACTAAATCTTCTGCTACTTTGACGTAATCTAATAACTCTGCATACGCCCTAAGTTGCCCTTGTAGTATGTGCATTGTTTCAACATCTCTTGCATATACTAAATTCTTTAAATCTTCTTGATACTTGCTCTCTAAAAAACTAACTAGAGGTCTAAATTCATCTGACTTTAAACGACTAAAACAACGAGCAACTTGCTCGTCAATCTTCACCATTACTTACACATACCGTCAGTCTTAGCCATTTCAGTTGCAAATTCTTTACCAGCACGTTTACCAAGGCTCAACAATTCTTTACCACCACCAGTACCGCCTGTAGTGCCTTTAGCCATACCATCGGTCTTAGCAGCATCAGCTGCCATTTCTTTACCGCCACGCTTACCTAATTTAATTAAATCAGCCATATGGCCTCCTTTTACATGTATTAATAGTATTTCAACATCTTGTTAGTTACTTGTCAAGCGTTTGGTGCAGGTCTATTTGCAAAATTGTTAGTTACTGGTTGGCCGTTTTGTAAAATTGCTCCCGGCCCTTGTGGGGCTGGTGGCGTACCACCTGCTTCGATCTGTCCACTTGCTTGTGCTTTCGCTTGCTCTTGTTGCTGCATCATAGCCATTTGCTGTTCTTCTTGCTGTGCCCAACGTTGTTTTAAAACAGATAATGGCGCAACGATATTGTCTGTATTCATATCGAGTCTTGATGCACCTTCTCTGATAAGTTCAGCAATACCTTCTTTGCCAACAATGTCCTGAACAATCGGACTCATGAGTGCAACTTGTAAAAACTGTTGTTGTCTTTGTGCTGCAGATTCTTTTTCAATCAACGATTCAGCACCTCTAGCTACGATATTAATATCACCTTTGAGTTCTTTATCCTCTGAGTAACGCATGTTGTAGTAATACAAACGGTCAATACAAGGCTCAATAACTTTCTCATCAATGTTTGCAATAACCTGTTTTATCGCTTTACCTGCATTACTCATCAGCATTGACATACCTGAAGCAGTTCGACCAGCACCACCAACGGCTGCGTCACCAGTCATGTATCTTGGAATCCCTGTGTACTCATCTGCTAAGATTGCAAACTTCTCATAAACCGCCATCAACTCTTGTACGTTTGAACCCGGCTGAAAGAACTCGATTGGTGTGCTATTTCCACCTGTAGGGTCTGACGTTACTTGCCATAGTTTCCAAGGAAACATCTGTGTTAACTGCTCACCAGCTGGAAGTCTATCAATATTTACAATGACCTGTGGGCCTGATGCTAAACCCATATTGTTTGCTAGTGCTCTTGCTGCACCATTACACATATCTTGTACATCACGACATAGATCAGCAATTGAATTACCCCAAAATGCTCCGGGAACTTCTTCGTATGATGCTTTAAAGTAGTTCTTACGACCTAGTGGGTCTGGGTTAATTACAGCCTTAATAATCCATCTACCAATTAACCATGCTTCGACAGGGTATTCAGCTAAATCATCAGGAATTTCTTCCTCTGTCATACCCCATTCTTTTAATAATTTACCTTGAATGTTGCCCCAAAACTGAAGTGCATCTATAAGTTCAGATGGGTTTTGTCCTGCACCTATGGTACTTTTACCTTCAGCAGTTGCTCGACTTAAATCAATATAAAGCCATTCACGCAAACCGCCTTTACCGTACTCATCTAATACTTCACGAATCGCAGCATTGCTATAACCTTCTACATCAAGTAAAGCAACTAAATCTGCACGTTGCAGACGATGACGTTCAATCAAATACCCACCATCAACACTTGACGAATCAGGTGCAGGGTAAATATCAAATGGGCTAACTCGTTCCCACTCTAAAGAATAGGTGTCTTGTACATCTAAATTAAAATCGCCTTGACCATCTGGAACCCAATGTAATTTAGGGCGTTTCCGCACAACTGGGCCTTTTAAGAAAGCACTTGGAAACGTAACAATGTCATCAATAAAATCAGCAAATGCATGTGTCCAATTACCTTCAAGCAACTGTGCATACATTTTTTTGTCCATACGACTAGCATAATCTTTGGCTTTATTCTGTAGCTCGCTTAGTGCTCTGTCGTGCATATCGGACATCATCTGTCTTACTTGTGCTTGATCAGGTTGAACACCGCTCTCTAGAGCCATTTGAATTTGACTAGTAGCCTGTTGCATTACTTCTTGCATTAGATCAGGTCTTAACTCAACTACAGGGCTTGGCTCAATTGTCCAAGGTTTATCTTCTGCGGTAGTCATGAGCACATCACGTAACCAGCTCGCACCAGCACGGCACTTATTACTTGTTAGCATCATGTAAATCTCTGAACTACCCTGCTCTTTTATTGCTGCAAGTTTGTCTGGGTCGTACTCACCACGCCTTTGACGTAGGGATTTGAGCATTTTCTGCTCGGCAGTATTCTCTTTTGCAGTCCTTGCATACACCCATTTTTGACGTAAATAGGCTGCTAATTGTTGGACTACAGGTGCATTATTGTCTTCAATTGCTTTTTGACGTTCTTCGTCTTGCAACTGTTTTACGGATTTGATGGGCAAAATACCGCCAACCGAAGTGACCCCCGGGGCGTTAGCACTTGTTATATTAAGTCCACGTTCCATTAAATATCCTATTTTTCATACTATAACTTACTAACACAACTATGTCCACATATAAGGTACTTTACTAACAGCGTGTACTTTTGCAGTCCATAAATCACCTGTGACGTTACCATCCGCATGAAGGCAAGCATATTGAAACGCATCAGCTACGTGTGAAGAAGCATTTTTTTCAGGCTTATCGTCAGTTTCACCGTTAGTTTTTATCTTGTATCTATAACCGCCTCGCAGTGCGGTAATTAAAGCCGTGCAACTAGGGTCAATCAACATCGCTGGTTTGTTATCCACTACACGAGTAAGCAACTTATCCACTGCATTAATACGTGAAACAATGGTGTTTGTCTTGGCAGCAACGACTCGAAATCCTTCTTGTTTAAGAATATCAAATACACTTCGCTCATCTGTTTGAGCACGTTGCGTACCAGCTGGGTCGCCTACAATCAACACCGTCATTCCCGGAAATCTGTTAGCAAGTAATGGCTTTAGTTTTTCACGACAAAATCGTAATACCCCCATACCCTCACTTACCAAACATGCATACGTCAAAAATCTACCTTGTGGGTCTACCTGACTAATCGTACAAGCTGGTGTTAGCCCAAAGTCCATCCCAATGATGAGTGGGTGAGTTGAGAGTTTTATGTAGTTGAGTGTTGATTTTGCAACATGTATGTCACGATCAAATGCCCTAAACACAGGCTGACCGCTAAGAGATTTACCAAACTTCGCATGGATATAAACATCAATCCAATCTTGGGATTTGCCATTTGCCAAGTTAGCGTAATAGTCTTCGGGTAGAAAATCTACCCAATCTGCTTCGGCAGATAACCCACTTGGCTGAATAAAACATTTGGCATTTTCAGGTGGTTCTGAGATGTACTTTTCCCAAAACGTGTCCATATCAGGAGGGTTTGTCATACCCCACAAAAATTTATTCTGCCTACCATCATCAGTAACGCACCCAACACCGTTGTCAATCTTAGACGGATAACGACCTAAACGACCTTGTAACTGGCTAAAAATTTCAGGATTAATCTCTCGAAACTCATCTAGCACACCAAACGAAGTATTTAAAGACAAAAGCCTTTTAACGTCATCGGCATCATTCAGTCCACGAAACAATATCTCGCACTCAACATCGTCAAAACGCATTAAGAACTTCATCTCAGATTTCATAAACGTACCAGCTACACCATCTGGAAACCATTTTAAAAAGTCTGGTATGGTTGTATCCCTTAACTGCTCTCGTGTATTACGAACTACGATTGCTTTTGATCTGCGAACACCATCACGACACTTTGCCATTCTTGAGGCATGATATGGAATCTTGATAAGACCCGCCGTAGTCTTAGTACTTCCGATTGGCCCAACAATTAGGCTAACAAAAGCTTCGCTCTGTAAGAACGGTTCTACAGACTTTGGCGGTGTGTAATGCAGTGCGCTCATTAAGCGGGTACTGATTCTTCTTTTGCTTCAGGTGCAGGTGGTTGAATTTGTGGAATAACTTGATTACGTAAGTTATCAATCAGAGCGGCTACAGAGTTGTAGCGTTGATCGCCAAGGGCATTTAAAACTCCTTGAACTTCTTCTACTGTTAATTCTAATTTTACTTTAGTTGCTGTGGTCATATTAAGTCCTATTTAGTCAGTGTCAATATCTTCGCTTGCTTCATCAAGGTTTTTCTTTTTCCTTTTTGGTTTGGGCAAAGACTCTGTTTTTGCTTCTAGCTCTTTTACTACGGGTTTTACATCTACTACATTTATTACTCTCTCAGGTGGTGGGCTACTAAAATTAATACTGATAGAAAACCCAGCCCCAGCTGCTTGTACTTGTGCAGACGCTTTAGGTTCTAAATCACCTAGCTTCGCACCTAACTTTACAAACTCCAATTTCTGCAACAACGTGGCATCGTTATTTTTAGCATCTCGATAAGCATCAACAAACACATCTTCAGTTAATATCCTAACTTTGTTGCGAAACGTTGACCCATTCTTCTCAAGTTCTGCTTTTTGTGCAGCCACCTGATCAACAAACGGTTTCCAAACTTGCAATAGCTCCCACTGTGCAGCCCCAAAACCGTATCTGTCTGCAACTTCTTTAGGGTCTTCGAGTCCAGACGCAATGTCATACACCATCTCAGCAGGTACATTTAACGGAAAGCTTAATTCAGCCCTCGGTTCGTCTAACTGAAAATCTTCGTCACTTGATGCCATTAAAATGCTTATGCAAGATTTCACGAATAATTTCAGATACGGATAACTGCCTATTTGTTGCTATTTCTTGCAATTTTTCCCACGTATTTTCAGGCAAATAGAAGTTTTTTCGTAGCAATTTCTTAGTTATCATGCATTTTTTCCAGTCTTTTTGCCGGTTTTTCTAACGACTGGAACCGTTTTTCTAGCTGGGCTTGGTGCTTTTTTAGCACGTTTTGCCGCCGCTTTTGCTGCCGGTTTAGGCGTATGTACCTTAATTTCCTCTAAATTGATGTGATAAACCTCAACTTTTGGCTGTTCTACCGGTTTTTTAGGCTTTAAAGTAAGCAAATTTTTAATGAAATTGATCATTTTTTACCTTTTTTCATCATCGCTTTTTCTTTTGCCTCGCCTTTAACGTACTCTTTTACGCTCATTTTGCCTGTTTTGAGGGCTTTTGCTTCTTTTGTTTCTTCTTTTTTAGTCTCTTTACCGCCAAACATCATTGGGTTTTTTGCCATTTTTTAGCTCCTTTGTGAGTTAGTTATATGTATGTTAGTCACTCAATAGGGGTACGTCAAGCGTTTTTTGCTTGGATTTTTTGTATTTTTTGCCTTTAAGCACTAACTTATCTAGTTTTCTCTCGTCATAGTGGTGTATCCGGTGGCAGTTTGCACACAACACAATACATTTTTTTAACTCTTCTGCAATTAGTTTCCACGCTCCACCGGCTGCAAGTTCGTATATTTTTCGATTGGTTGGTAGTCTTATTACATGGTGAAAATCTAGCGTAGCTGGGTGGTTTTGTCCGCACTTAACACAGGATAATGTCGCTTTATATTCTGCCCATTTTGTTTTATTTAACTTGCGATATGCTGATGTTTTTGCGTAAACTTTTTCTTTGTTGTTGGCGTAATGTTTACGGTTTGTTTCCCGCCGCCGCTCAATACTTTTAGCGGGCATTGATCTTATATATCCAATATATACTATCTGCACAAGCCCAAGGATATAAAGGGTCATAGAGCTTAAAACCACAACTAATTAGACTATTTGCACTGGGTATGTTGTTTGTTGTATCCGTGATTATGTGAGTCCACTTCAGGCGTTTTGCTTGCAGTATGCGAGCTTTTATTAGACGCTTTTGCAGACCTTTGCCACGGAACATTTTGCACACACCAGCTCGACACATATATCCAGTTTTACGCCATCTGGCACTTGGAACTATTCCAGCAAATCCTACCGGTGTAATGCCGCAGTATGCAACCCACCAATAACCCTGTTCAAAGTCATACATGTCATCGTAAGGAAAAGTCTCCCTATGCAACCTCGTTAAGGTCTTTCGGATTTCTGCACGAGAATTATCAACCTTACGGATTAGGACTTTCATACCACTATGTTAGTTAGTTTAGTGTTAAAAGTCTATGAAGTGTTAGGTGGTAAGTATGCTGTACGTATGTTGTGTGTATAGATCAAAAAATGGGCCATGTGTTACGTGAGATACGTAAGGCCCCTCCCCCACCCCTCACCCTCTTGTCCCCCCCACCACCCCATGAGCCTGATAATCATTAGCATTTAGCCTATCTCGCACCAATTTCGCTGGTAGTGTAGTTAGTATGTTTCATGTACTATACGGGTTTATCTCTACCTGAGAATCCTTGAGATACCGTATTGGGCTTTTCTTGCATATGCTGAGTCATTCTGATGTTTATGCACTAATCCGCCTAGTCTGTGGGGTATTTATCGAGAAGATTACCCTTTCACCACGTGACTGTGGGAGTGGCTAACTAAATAGACCAAAAAGAGTGTTGCTGTAACGACTGAATTTCACTTGATGGTTTTGATGTTACCACGTGATGCTCAAAAACAATTATAGAGCAATAGGGTTATGTGAATATTCCAAGCCCTTGTATGCAAATCTAATAAATCGTATTTGTTAGACCATAGTGTGCAAGGGTTTCACCTCTAGCGATAGAGGTTTTTTTCAAGTTCATTCATTCCGAGTGGTCTTGATTCTAACCTTTAAGGAGTATTACCATGACTTTATTAAACACTACTGAACTCAATTCCAAAATCTCATCTATCTCAAAAATGGCTGGCACTCTCACCAAGAACATTCAGGTTGTCGCAGTTAATGCAATTGGTTATTCTATCGAGCACGGTGATATTCGTATCGCTCAACGCTTGTTTGACAGTTTGCCTAAGTCTGTTCGTAGACAATCATTGATTACATTCTTTGAGAAGTATGGACAGATGTACTATTCCACTAGCGAGAAGAAGTTTGTATTCGCTAAGGTCGAAGGTATTACATTCGACTACAAAACTTTAATGGCTACAGCATGGCATGAGGCTAAGGCTGAAGTGCTTGTATCCGAGATTGATGTGGCTGATATGTTTGAGAAGTTTATGAAACGTGTCCGCTCTGGATTTGAGAAACACAATAGTCAAGGCGTAGTTATCAAGAACGCTGAGTTGTATGACGAATTGTGCCTTGCTTTAGATCGCTTTAATGCTTCACAAATCCTTGCTTCAAGTGATACTGAAGAGGCTTAATTAGCCGAAACATCCGAGAGGATGTCTATCACAAACTAACGGAGAAACCCTATGCGATTACAATGCCAGACGTTCCGAGACCACGCACAATACAAAGGCGGTTACAAATCAGGTTGGATTGTACCCAAGAAGCCGTCTAACAAAACTAAACCCTCACCTATTAAAGTTACCACGTTTGGTGAGCACGGTGTATTAGTGCGAATTGTCGAGGCAAAGCCTCCTGTAAGACAAACACTGTAGTCAAATGTTATGTTGCATACACAGGGTGAGCACGCTCACCCAATCTTGTAGGACAAAGTCGCATTTATCTAATTATCCAGAGGGGTTTTCATTTTGATAAATACCAATTTGTTACCAATCAATAACTTACAAGCCTATTTATCTAATTATCTAATTATCCAAGAAAATAAAGGGGTTACGTGTGCGAGGCACTCGTTTCATAATGTGAAATGCGTGAGCAGTCATGCTCATATATATCGCTACCCTCTCTCAAAAGTTGGATAATTAGATAATTACAAAAAATAACGCTCTAACTCATTGATTACATTGCGATTCAAATTATCCAGCCCAACGCAATCTCTGGATAATTCGTGGATAAATACAAAATGTTAGTATGTCTGGATAATTCAAATGCTCGGATAAATAGATGTTAGTATGTCCAGATAATTCAAAACGCTGGATAATTCAATGTTAGTATGTCTAGATAATTCGTATGTCAGTGGATAATTCGTGTCACAAATCTTAAATATATTAAATTGTTAGTATGTCTAGATAATTCAACGCTTGGATAATTACTAACACATAGGGTAAGCACCTAACATAAATGTCTTTCAACATACTCACATCGTGGGTACAATCTTGGTTAATTCAACGCAAAGGAGATGCACAATGCACCAAATCATTTATCACTTGCCAACACAATCTCGTGCCACATGCCAATACTTATTAACACAAGTGGCTAACCTACAAGATGCCCAAGACGTATGGGATAACCTATCTAACGTATTCACAATGGTATCAACCAGACCATAAGGAGATGCACAATGGAGTTAAATGCCACAGTATTAATTAAAGATATATACGGCAAACAGACCATATACCCAACGAATAAAGTCGCTCACTTGCTTGCGGAAATTGCAGGCACAAAGACATTAACACAACGCACCATCGACACAGCCAAGGAGATGGGCATTACATTCGAGGTAGAACTGGGAAGGATAGAACTATGATAGACACATTTGCAACATCAGTAATGGACTGCGAAGGACATAAGTACGAGTTACATTCGGTCGAACTTAAGCAGTTATGGATTACGCCTGTTGATGGCGATGCTTATTCAGTCAACAAAAAAGACTTCTCAGACTTTGAGACGTTGGTATACAACTTTTTAGTGGGGCTGTAATGAAATCCATAAACAAACACAGTAAGTATCACGAGTCTTATGCTACACAACGCACCAAAGATGCACGGTACACACGCAACGATTTAGAGCAGTTCATGGAGTGGGTAGTAGTG